TAATAAACGAGACTTTGATGTTTTTTGAGACTATAACTTCAAACCATAACTGGTAATAAAAAGTATCTAGAAAATATATATTGTGACGATGTCTTGTTTTTTAACATTTTTATTAAAAAACAAGACACTAGAAATATAAGTCTTAGAATGTATTATTTTTAAAATATCAACTTTTTTAAAAAAAATAAAAAAGACAAAAAATATTTCAAGAAAATACTTTATAAAAAGTTGGGAGGAATCCGGAGTCTCGTTTATTAATAAACGAGACTTTGATGTTTTTTGAGACTATAACTTCAAACCATAACTGGTAATAAAAAGTATCTAGAAAATATATATTGTGACGATGTCTTGTTTTTTAACATTTTTATTAAAAAACAAGACATAAAAATAGACACGTATCTGTAAATATGGAGATAAACGATATTGATGGTTTATTATGTAAAATTTGTTGTAAAAAATACAAGAATAAAAAATTATATAATGCACATATAAAACGTAATAGTTGTAAAATAAAAAATAATGAATTAAATTGTTGTTATTGTAATAAAAAATTTGCAACTAAGTATGTGAGAAAAACACACGAGGATAAATGTTTTCAAAAAAATATGTCGGAAATTGAATCATTAAAGGATAGGGTTCGTTTATTAGAAAAGACGAATGAAATACAAAGTATACAAATAAATAACCCTATTATTACAAATAATAATAATAATAATAATAATATATTTATTTGTAAGTTTGGTGAAGAAACAATGGAACATTTTACAAAAAAACAGATAATACAATTATTTAATAAATGTTTTGGATCTATTCCAGAGTTTGCAAAACTTACATATTTTAATAAAAATGTTCCAGAAAATTGTAATGTTTATCTCCCACACATAAAAGATAAATATGCTTGTTTTTTCAATGGTGATAAATGGGAAATGAAAAGGAGAGATGATATTATAAACAATATATATGAAACAGCTGAAGCATTTCTTATTGATAAATTCGAAGACTTGAAAGAGGGTATTGGGACAGATACATTAAAAAAATATACAAAATGGTTGAATGAACATACACAAGATGAACACGAAAACTTTGCAAAAGAACGTATAAAACTTCTTTTATACAATGAAAAGGAAATGGTGATTGAACTAAGAAAAACTCAAACCAAAACAGGTAAACTAGAAAGTTGTATAATATCATTCAATGAATATTAAACGAGTTTATTTCGAGAGTCGTGAATTGTTGTTAAAAATACACTTACCAGATTCATTGTTTATATTATGTTTTGGATTATCAGTAGAACATAATACATTATAATCTTGAAACAATAAAAAATGCGGATTAAGATCACGTGTCATACCCTGATACGTCTTTGTCGTATCCATAGTAAAATGATAAAGTGTACTTTTGCTATGTGGAACATATATATTCGATTTATCCTTTGTTAATTTGATATGTTGATTTCTTAGTTGAGATTCAATATTAACATTTGTCGAAAATCCTGAAAAGGGTGCCTTTCTATTTCCAGGGTAAAAATAATTCTGTGTATCATATGTTGAATGTTGATTGATAGGTGTTATATTTTGTTTGGAGTAATCGCAAGGTGGTGTACTAAAATCATATTTTGGTTGTACAACAAATCGTGTACTGACACTTGGAACCGACAAATATGGTTGAAGTGGTTGTGACGGAATATTCCTTTTTATTATTTCATTATTTATTTGATTATGTTTTAATTGTATAGCATCCATAGTTATACTAATCCAACAAAATATTTATCAATAATTATTAAACGGAACTAATAATTTTATTTTTAATATATTGAACAAATGCGACATCCGTTGTTAATAGTGTTATACCTGCAGTATATGCTATTTTTCTATCCAATTCAGTAAATACAAATCTCTTTTTTGTAAAATATGAATAAAAAGGATTAAATCGTAATATTAGAAATAAACATACATATATTCGAATATAATAAGAAACATCTGATAATATCTCTTTTGTTTTTTCAGTGTATATGTTTACAAATGTAAAAAATAATAATAACCATATAAAACTTATAATAATATTGAAAAGAAATTCATTTGTTTTATACAACCAATTATGCATATTCATATAATGAATATGCATTTTATTTTATAATGTCTAAAATATATGGACTTTGAAAAAAACGATGGTGATGATAATAATTCAGACTTATTGGTACGTTTATCATTGGATATGATGAATCGTAAATATAAAATACAACCGAAAGAACCAGAAAGTAAAATATCTAAGAATCAAATTTATTCAAAAGATATTCGTTTTTACAATAAAAGATTATTACACGTTTTTAAAAGTTTATTGTTAAAAAAACAGTTTGTTAAAACTACAGATGATTCCGATTTATCTACTAGTAATATACCCGATGAAATATTAGATATGGGTGATAATTTTATTACACAATGTATTTTATTTTTCAAAATGGAAGATAGGAATGAGTTAATTCAACAAGAGTTAATAGAAGTTATTGAAACCGGACCTATTTTAAACGATATAACATATGAAGATGGAATTTCCGAATATAACAAAGAATTATATCGACCTTCTGTTTCAAAAAATACAGGGGTATTTGAAATCGAAGAAGAAAATAATGATAATTTGGATTGTAAATCTATTCCTTTGAAACGTGAATATAATCTTAGAGATAATCGATTTAGGTTAAAAGGTGTATCTAAGAATAATAATATGGGTATTTTATATGAACAAGACGAGACGAAAAAATAAAGCGTTGAGTTCGTACACCAACCTAATTATTCGTCATCCACATACAAGATATTCATATAAAACGAAAAGTTGTTCTGCTAGAAAAAAGAATGATGGAAATACATTTTCGTGTTATACAAATAAAATACTATTTGAACTAAGAAATAAATGGAATGAACGTCATCCAGAAAATAAAATATTTTCAGATAAACCTATTGAAATATGGAAAGAATATCAACTAAGAATAAATGGACTATGTAGAAATGAACAATGTTGGATAAAACATATTGATGATACTAAAGAAAATAGACGTCTTCGTGATGAAATGAAAATGTCATTTGCGCCTGAAAAACCCGATTATGTTGATAAAAATGAATGGCTTTCTAATATAGATATTGCGAAAGTACTAAAAATGTATGAAAGAGTTTATCCTTGTTTTGAATTCTTAGGACCAACGCCAATAGATTATGATGCAAAATCACAGGGTAGGTATGTTTGTAATAAAATTGCAACTTTTGATTTGAATAGTTTTATCCAAAAAGGTATATTCAAAATAGGTATTGTTTTTAATTTGGATAATCATAGACAAGGTGGATCTCACTGGGTATGTGTTTTTATAAATGTTAAAGAATCTATGATTTATTATTTTGATAGTGTTGCTAAAAAAATGAATATTCAAATAAAAAAACTAATAAATAAAGTAATTCAGCAAGGTAGGAATTTACAACATCCAGTATATTTTCAATTAGAAACAAATAAAACAGTCCATCAACGAAAGAATAATGAATGTGGAGTATATTGTTTATTTGTTATTACATCATTATTGGAAGATACAAAAACACTTGATGATTTTAAGGTAAATCGATTTTCTGACGACGAAGTATATGATTTACGTAAGATTTTTTTTCAAAAAGATTGAATAGATAAGAAAAATTTAAAGATAAGTATAAGTAAGTATATAATTATAAAATGGAGTTTTTATCAGAAGAAAATATTAAAATGTTATGTGAAATACACGAAACTCCACCACTATCTTTTGAAATGATGAAAACTTACGCATCATTATTTATGTCACAACATAATGATAAAATTAATGGAGATAATTTACTTGAATTAAATAAAAATTTTTTGATACATCTACATCTTCATCATCAAACCAATCGTATTGAAATACCCAAGTTGACTAAGAATCATTCATATGTTAATGAATATGCACCACCCATTCCATCCACGCCAGAATTTTTACTATCTTCAGAACAAGATGAAGTCTTGACAGATGGGTCATTGGATATTCTCATTCAAACTAAGATGAAGGAGCGAGAAGATGAACTTTTAAATATACGTTCACAGTTCAATACGCCCGATGAACCCCCCGAAAGTGTAAAATTGATAAAAATAAGTAATATATTAACAGATTTCGATTTAACTGAAACACCTGAATCAACCAATGATGATTCCAAAAAAAAAATATCAATAGGATCTACAACTGTTTTTGAATATAATGAAAGTGAACCTCCAAATAAAACAACCAATTCGTTAGAAATGATTAAAATGGATATTGAACGACTTAATGAAATACATAATGATTATGTTACATTATTACAAAACATAATGGACACTCTGGTGAAAATGTAAAAATAGATTTAAACATTTACACGATGTGTAAAATAATATGTGTGACTTGAGTGACATAGAATCTGATAATAAACGAGTTACGCAGATGAAAATTATCCAAGAAAGGGGGTTGGATTTGTTTACAAAAAAGAATAGAGATTATGGTGATGCGTTTGCTACATATGGTATTATTGGAGTATTGATACGAATTCAAGATAAAATAATGAGGTCTATTACAATAACACAAAACGGCGTGAATCTTGTTCAAGATGAATGTATGGAAGATACATTATTGGATTTACATAATTATGCTGCAATGGGGTTAATGTTAATGGAAGAGGGTCGGTGTAGTAATAATGATAGGATGACAGAGTGAATATAAATAATCAAACTTTCATAAAAATAACAAGATCATCGTATCTCTTTTTAAAATATTTCTTTGAAAATGTTTTACAGACAATTGAAATATGTGAATCCAAAATCTCTACATTTACGAGACACACTACATTTTGTAATGTATATGGAGTATTTGTTAAATCGATCCATCTTAGATAAGAACCAATATTTAATTCACATACATTATGAATAAACAAATAACTATTCAAACTGGTAATTATTTGTTTATTTTTTTTCTTATCTGTAATTAATGATTGTATCAACTTCGTTTTTATATTCGATGTTGTATTCATCTATATACTAGTATATAGATGAATTTAATTTCTTTTTATAAATCATAATAGAATTGAATGAACGATGCAAAAACTAATGATGGATTTATCCAAACTGTATTTAATTTTGATGATGAAAATCGTGGGGAAATGATGAATTTATTGCAATATACATTTATTTCAATCATTCCTCTTGTTTTGATAGTCAAATTAATAGAACGAGTTATTCCCGAAGCCGATAATCAGAAAAGCACCCTTGAGATATTGGTTGAAGTATTAGGTGAAATATTTATCATTTTTATGGGATTTTATTTTACCAATAAAAGTATTTTATATCTTCACACGTACTCAACGGTTGAATATCCAACAATCGTTCTTCAATCACTACCATTTCTTTTTATCGTTTTAACATTAAATACCAAAATATCCAATAAAGTGAATATTCTTATTGACCGACTGGATACTGCTTGGAATGGTAAACAAAGTGAAAATAAAACAAAAAAGGTGAATGTTAAGGTTTCACAGCCCATTTCAAATACAAATAATTCATATATACAACAACCAATGACACAACCTACACAAACAAGTGATACGAGTTTAATTAACAATCTACCAACAACCACAGCTCAATATAGTACTCAAGAAGATCCAAATTTTAACGCAATGTATCAAAGTAATAGCACACCATTAATTGGTGCAAATTCTCCATCATACAATGATTCAAATAATATAATGGCAGCAAACGAGTTACTTGGAAGTAATTTATCAGGTATGTGGTAAAAAAATTTTTAAAACATAATTTAGTTGTAGAATGGTCGTATCAAATAAGTTAATAGATATACTCGTAAATTTTGTTTACGAGTATATCGCTAAAATGGATATTATTTTTAATATATGGGATGAATCTGATAAAACAATTTACCCATAAATTTTTATAAAATTTTTTAAACAAATTTAATTGCAAGTTGAATCGTTTGTAAGCAATAGGATTCACTGAATTGGGTTTATAATTGAACAAGAAATCAACAACCAATTGAATTTTATTCAAACATTCATATGTTTTTATCAATCTTCTAATGAATGGGTTAATTACAGAATGGATATGATATAATGCATTTTCACTATTACATTTAACTGTTTCAGGTGAATATATGAATGTCTCTACCATACCATAGACTCTATCTTGGTTAAACAATTTCAACATTTCAATACACCGAATAAGCATTTTTGGAGTTATAATATTATATAATTTTACGTACGTTCCTGTGGTTATACACATATCTTTGATAGATTTATGTACATCATAAATTATATGTAAGAATTCACTATCGATAAAATTTCTTTCGAAAACAATTTTTTTATTTATGTCGAATCTAATAACACTCATTTCGTGTTGTATTTTTTTTATTTGCATATTCAAATTGAATACTAATCTTTGGATATAAATGGGTCCGTATTTTTCAAATAAATCCATTTGTCTACGTAATTGTTTTTTAACAGGAGTGAGAAATATAAGTTCATCTAATTTATCATCGACTTGTTCAAGATTAAAAGGCCATTGTTCCCATTGTAATTGATCATCTGATAGTTTCATCATTTTTATCTTATTATTCATAAGAAATGATAATATGATTGGATTATGAATAATTTCATATTTGGACATTGTATTGATATTTATATACAAATCAAGGTAAGTACCATACTCAATATTAATTTCATCTAATTTTTTTAACAACGAATCAATTCGTTTTTCCAATTTTTTTATTGCATTAGCCTTTGTTAATAATCGTTTATCAAGTACCTTTTGAAGAGAGACTATCGTCTTCTCTTCCTTTGAGATTCGCGGTTTAGTTGTACGTATCAATTTCTTAGCCATTGATAAAAGATTTATTAAATAATATCAAATATAATACAAATCATTTTATTTTATTATTTAAAAATAATTAATAATAACATTTATTTGAAAATGAAAAGAAGAAATCCTGGTTCGTCTACTACTACAAGACAAGTAAATATTCCTCAACAACAAATTTCCCCACAACCTCCTCAGCAACAATATGGCTACCCACCAAGAGGTCCTACGCAAGTATACCCTCCTGGTGTTGGACCAGGTATTGCTGGAGGAGGTGCTCCAGGGTATCCGGTGGGAGGATATACACAACAACAACAACAACA